ACCCGCGTAAAAAAAAATGCGTGTCGTTTTTTAAATCGGGTTTGTTTAAGTTGATTTGGTGATTTTTTTAAAACTTTTTAATCTTTTTTCCAAAAAAATTGATATTTTTGTTATGAAACAAAACAAAACATGAGTAAAATTTTAACGGTTTTCAACCATTTCATACTGTATTTGATGATTTTCATGAAATATGCATTGCCAATTTTGGCGGTAATTTGCTGTTTTATGATTGAATTTCCAACCGCAATTGCATTTATAATTGGTTCAATTTGCTTTTTTCATGCTTCAAAATCTTGGTATGAATATCACACTGTTTTAATTTATCATGATTTTGAGGGTAACAGATCGCAAAGAAGGAAAAAATCAAATATTTCAGATTCACATGTTAGGAAAAAAGCAGATAATGATTTTCAAATTATTTATGAAAAAAGAAAATCAGCTGCAAAAAAGATCATAAGAAAAAACCAGAATTAATTTTTAATGGCTTATTTATCAAAAAAATCTGTTGCTGAAAAATGCGGTGTAAAAATGCCGGCAATTACTGCTGCAATTAAGACTAAAAAACTAGTCTTAATGAAAGATGGAAAAAGGATAAACACCGCCAATAAATTAAATTCAGAATATTTTTTATTTCATGAAAAAAGGCTTCAGGACCTAAAGAAAGAAAAAGAAAAAAAAACAAATAAAAAAAAACCACCAATTAAAAAACTACCAGTTAAAAAAACACCCGTTAGAAAACCAAAAACCAAAACACCACCAGCAGATGATGCACCGCCTGAAAATAAAGATGGCCAACTAACAATTTATGATTTAAATAAAATTCATAAAGAAAAAGAAATTCAGCTGAAAGAAATAAATATTGAAAATAAGAAATTAGAAAACCGCCGTTTAAGCGGTGAATTAATACCAGTTAAATATGTAAAATTGATTGTAAAAATTCAATCAAAATCATTTATTGAAAGTTATCAAAATAACCTTGAATCATTTATAATTCAATTTATTGGACAAAATAAAATTACACCAAAAAAAGGTGCCCAGATTAAAAAACAATTAATTGATTTTATTAATAAATCACATGATGAATCAATTACACAAGCCCAGCAAAAAATGGCTGAAGCTTTTGAATTAAGTAAACAATCAAAATAAATAATATGTCAAAAACAAAAGGACAGCAAAGAGTGAAAGCAGATTTCAACCCAGCAAAAAATGATGTTGTTGATAGAATAAAAAACAAATCAGCAGAATTAATTGATTTGCTTGAAGAATTACGCCCAGAATTTGACGTTACTAAAAATGAGGATGGAACATTTACATTAAAAGGTGATTCAGAAAAAGAACGTTTAATTGAAATTTCACAAACGTATTATGAAACCGCTGCAATGTATGCTGTAAAAAGTTGTTTTACTAATGATTAAGAAAAACAATAAAACATTACAAGAAAGTATTGATGAATTAAATGATCATTTAAAAAAACTGATCAATTCAATGTTAGAATCATTAATAATATTTTTTCATTTTATTAGGCCGAAATATAAACCAAAAGTTTATAGGTATTATTTAAGGTATAAATTAATAAATAATATTTGTATTTCATGGGGCCGTGATGATGAAGATGCTTTTAGTTTTAAATTTTTCAAACATAAAGGTGCATCAATTTTTAAAAGGTTTTCAATTGTTTTAGATTTTACATTTTATGGCCGCCGGTTGGTAGTCGAATTTTAAAATAATGTCAGATAAAAATTATCAAAACATATTAAAAGATTTACTTGATGAATCAAGAATTCAAATTTCGTCAATGTCGCCTGTTGATTGGGCTGAAGCAAAGCGAATAATGACTTCAGATAATTCACCAATTAAAGGAAAATTTAGTTTTGAAAATTCACCGTACATAAAAGAACCGTTATCATGTTTGGCCCCAGATCACCCAGCAAGTATTGTTGCATTTATGAAGGGTGCCCAGCTTGGAATAACGACCGGTTTAATTGAAAATGGTATTGGCTATATAATTGATCAACACCCCGGGAATATTTTATATTTGGTTGGTCATGATGATTTAATAAAAGAAACTGGTAAACGCCTTGATTTAATGATTGATTCAACCGGCATAAGAAGTAAAATTAAATCAACTGTAAAAAGAATCAGAAACACAAAATCCGGTGATACTGATAAAATGAAAGAATTTGAAGGGGGTGCATTAAAACTTGGTATTGCAAATCATAAAAGCATACGCCAAACATCAGTGAGATATGGTTTTTTTGATGATTTTGAATCAATGAAAGGTGAATCAAAAGAATCTGGTGATCTTACAAAATTAATTGAACAACGTTTTGCATCATATTCAAAAGTGATGAAGCTTTTTTATATTTCAACCCCAGAATTAAAAGAAGGTTCAAATATTGAAAATGTTTATTTCTTAGGTGATCAGCGTAAATATCACATACCATGCCCAAACTGTAAAGAATTGATTGAATTGTTATTTTTTGGAGTTGGTGAAGGTGTTGAAAATGCTGGTGGCATGAAATGGGAATTAGATAAACGCGGTAATTTAATTGATTCATCAGTTGTTTATGAATGTCAGAAATGCCGTAAAACTTTTGATGAAGAAAATAAATTAAAACTTTTAAATTCTGGTAAATGGATTGCAACAGCATTACCATCAAGGCCCGGATATTATTCATACCATTTAAGTGCATTGTACGCCCCACCTTTTATGTACGATTGGACCCACTATGTACGCGATTATTTAGAAGCATGCCCCCCGGGCCAAGAAAAAGATGAAAGAAAATACCAAACTTTTTTAAATGTATGCTTAGGTGAAACATACCACCCAGAAACCAAAAGAATTGATGCAAATAAATTGCAACATAATGTACGAAAATATCAAGCTGGAATAATACCAGAATCATTATCAATGAAAGATGGAAACGGGCGTATTATTATGATCACATGCGGTGTTGATTTAAATGGTAAATCAGATGATGCCAGAATTGATTTTGAAGTTGTTGCATTTTCAGAAACTGGTGCAACTTATTCAATTGATCATGGTTCATTTGGTACTTTTGATAAATATGAAAACAGGCATGCAGACCGTCCAAAATACAGGTATGAATTCGGTTATAAAAATACAGTATGGCCATTGCTTGAAGAATATATTACACAAGTTTTTGAAACTGATACAGGCCGAAAGATGGAAATAATGACAACTGGCATTGATTCAGGGTATCAAACAGATTGGGCGTATAAATTCAGAAATGAAACCAAAGCAAAAGCAATTTGTATAAAAGGTGATGATGATGCAAACAGATATTTAAGCCAAAGTGCCAATTTAAAAACATATAAAAATTCAAGGCAAATGCCAGAAAAATTATATTTGGCACAAAATCAATTTTCAAAAGATTTACTGGCCCGGTATATGTCGTTAAACTGGAACCCAGAAAGCGACAAAGGACAACCAGAAGGTTTTATGAATTTTCCAACCCCAGCAGATGGAAAATATCAATATGTAAATTTCTTTTCTCATTTTGCAGCAGAAGAAAAACGAATGAATAAAGACGGAAAATTTAGATGGGTAAAAAGGAAAGAAACGAAAGAAGAGAGAATTGAAAACCACCTTTACGATTGCCGCCTTTATGCTATGGTAACGAAAGATGTGGTTGTTGATGTTTTATGTAAGGCGTTTAAGGTCCATAATCCAAGTTGGATTACTTTTGTACAGTTGATCACCAACAAGCAGAATAAATAAAAATAAATTCCTGAATATTAGGAAAAGAATTTTTCAATTTGAAACAACTACATATTTTTGTTACCCTAAGAAGGCTATAAAAATTAGTCATAAACTAAAATTAAAGATATGGCAGCAGTTCCATCAGAATTTGTTTCAAAAGTAGTTGGTTACCAATTAACAGCGGGTGATTTTTCCGAAACAACCCCAAATTTACCACAAAGAGTTTTAATAGTTGCAGAAGCTAACGAAGCAAACCAAGGCACAATGCCAACTGGTTTAACACAAATCACATCAGATAAACAAGCTGGTGAATTATACGGTTACGGTTCGCCAATTGAATCTATGGCGCGTATTTTTTACCCAAATTCTGGTTCTGGTATTGGTGGTATTCCTGTATTTGTAGCGGTTCAAGATGAACCAGCTGGTGCAGCAGTTTTTTCAACAGATATTTCAGTTACTGGTACGGCAACAGGAAACGCAACACATAAATTAATTATTAATGGTCGTAATATTATTGATGGTGAAAGATACGATGTAAATATATTAAAAGATGATACAGCAATTATTATTGCTGATAAAATACGTGATGCAGTAAACGGTGTATTAAGGTCACCACTTGAAGGTTCAACAACAGGTGGTTCAGATGTTTCATTAAAATCAAAATGGGCTGGTTTAACAGCAAATGATATTACAGTAGAAATTGATGATCAAAGTAATGCAGCCGGTATTTCTTATTCAGCCGCAATTACAAGTGCTGGTGCCGGTTCACCAACAGTTACTTCAGCATTGAATTTAATGGGTAATGAATGGTTTACAATCGTTTGTTCTGGTTATGGTATGAATACTGATATAATTGATGAATTAGAAGCGTTCAACGGAAAACCAGACCCAAACAATCCAACAGGTAGATATTCAGGAATTGTTTTTAAACCTTTTATTGGTTTATGTGGTTCAACTGCTGATAATGAATCCGCATTAACAGATTTAAGAAAAACAGAAGTAACGCTTGCTGTTTGTAGTGCCCCATTGTCAAAAGGTATGCAATATGAAGCGGCTGCAAATTATGCCGTACTTTACGCAAGGCAAGCACAGGAACGCCCAGAAGCAGATATTTCAGGTTATTATTTACCAGATATGCCGGTTCCAGAAGATTGTAATATTGGAACGATGAAAGATTACATTAATCGTGATCTTTATGTTAAAAAAGGCTGTACAACTGTTGAATGTGTTTCTGATCAGTATAAAATCGCTGATTTTGTTACAACATATCACCCGGACGGTGAAGCTGTGCCATCATATAGGTATGTTAGAAGCTTGACACAAGATTTTAATATTAAATTTGGTTTATCATTACTTGAAGAACAATATGTTGTTGATAATGTAATTGCTGAAGATGATCAGCCGGTTCGTGTTGATGGTGTAATTAAACCGAAATCATGGAAGGGTATTTTATATACTTATGCTGATGATTTAAGTTTAAAAGCAATCATTACAGAACCATCATTTATGAAAGATTCAATTCAGGTACAAATATCAACATCAAACCCTGAAAGACTTGATACATTTTTTAGATACAAACGTTCAGGATATGCCAGAATTTCAAGCACAGTTGCAGAAGCTGGTTTTAATTTCGGTGAATTATAAAATTAAAAAATACTTAAAAAAGATATTATGGCAGTTCATGGTGATATAAAAGAAATTACATTTAACCACCCAACGGTTGGTTCTGGAACACTTTTCCCAAAAGCAAATGAATCAAATACTTTAGATACCGGAGGTTATAGAACAAATGATGATGCAAATCAAATTGTTTCTGATGGTTCATTAATCCTTCAGAAAAACAGAACCCGGGCATTTTTTGAAGCAATGGTTGAAAATGACAATAATTTGCGTGAAGATATGCGAAAAGTTGTTGAAATCACTGAAAGCCCTTTATTGGCAGAATGGACAATTTCACTTATTGGTGGTGCAATTTATAAAGGTTCTGGTCAACCGGTTGGTGATCTTCAAACAGATTTAAACACTGGTATGTTCACTTTAAAGGTTGCATGCGATAGAATAGAAAAAATTAGTGGATAAACAATTATAAATTATATTTTATGGAACAAAACAAAACAAACACTGCAAGCGGCGGTGTTGTAACGCCTGAACAAGCTGATAATGAATTAACAGCATGGCTTGATGAAAAGAGGGTAAAACCAAGAAAAAGAAAAGAATCATCAGATACAATTGAAACATTAATTGAAGCAATTGAAGATGGTGATATTACTTTTGATGAAAAAGGTGATTTAATACAAATTTTATCTGATCCGGCTGGTGAAGGTTCTTTAAAAGTTGAAAAACTAAAGTACAAAACCAGAATTACTTTAAAAGAAGTACGGGTTCGATTGAAAAACGTTAAATCAAATGATATTGATGGTCGTGTTGTTGCTTATATTTCAGCAGCAACAGGTGAAAATTCAGCTGTAATTGATGAACTATCAACAACAGATTGGAGTTTATCACAATCAATCGCGGTTTTTTTTATGTAACTGAAGAAGATGCATTAAATAATATTATCTTGTCTTTGTATCACACTTTCAAGATGAAACCATTAGAGGTTGAACAATTCTTTCTTGATGAAAAGGATGCGTTCAGCCTTTTTTTTTGGTATAATGAAGCTGAAGAAATGACAAAGAAAGCAAACAAAAAGAAAAGTAAATAAAATATTCAATGGCAAAGCAATTTACAATACCAACGGTATTTTCAGCAATAGATAAATTTACTGGACCCGTTCAGAAAATGGAAAAATCTGTTTCGAGAATGGCAAAAGGTACTGATGCTGCTTTTGATAGAATGGACCGTAAATTTAGAAGAACGGCGGGCCAAATGAATAAAGTCGGTTCAAAAATGATGGTTGCCGGCGGTTTAATTGCCGCACCTTTGGCTTTGGGTGTTCGTGAAGCAATTAAATTTGAAGAAAAAATGGCCAATGTATCAACATTGATTGATACAAATACAGAATCACTTGAAGATATGGGTGATAAGGTGTTGAAAATGGCAACAAAATTACCCGTTCCAATTGAAGAATTAACCACAAGTTTATATGATATACGTTCAGCCGGTATTGCTGCAAATGATCAATTTTCTGTATTAGAAGCCACAACAAAACTTTCAGTTGCTGGTTTATCTTCAGTTTCAGAAGCAACAAATCTTACAACATCAGCAATAAATGCTTTTGCATCTGAAGGATTAACAGCAAATGAAATTACTAATATGCTGTTTAAAACGGTTAAATTTGGTAAAACAACAGTTGCAGAATTATCACAAGCTTTTGGATCAGTTGCCCCGATTATACAAAGTTCATCAACTACATTAAAAGAATTTCAGGCCGCAACCGCCGCATTAACAACAACTGGTACACCAGCAGCACAGGCACAAAATCAATTAAAAGCAGCAGTTATTGCATTGCAAAAGCCAACAAAAGATATGCAAGCTGTATTTAAAAAATTAGGTGTTACAACAGAAAAAGAATTAATTAAAAAGTTTGGCGGTTTGGTACCAGCAATGCAAGCTGTAAACAAAACCACAAATGAACTTGGTATAAATAACGCAAAGGCTTGGAGTAGTACAGAAGCACTTGCATCAGTTACATCATTAACCGGTGCAACTTATGAATCATATCAGCAGACATTGAAAGCAATGACAAATGGCGTTGATGATCTTGGTATTGCATTTGATAAGCAATCAAAAACGGGTAAAGCCCAGATGCAAGTTTTAAAAAATCAAGTACAAGTTCTTGGTATTCAAATCGGCCAAGCATTATTACCTGTTTTATTGGAATTAATGAAAACGGTGGGGCCAATGGTTCAAAGTTTTTCAAAATGGGTTAAAAATAACAAAGTTTTATTTGCTTCAATTGTAAAAGTTGTTGCAGTTGTTGGTTCACTTTCATTTGGCCTTGGTGGTTTATTAAAAATTGCAGCCCCTTTTGTTCGTATAATGCCAAAAATGGCAAAAGGTTTTTCAGTTTTTTCAAAAACAAAAATCGGTGCAAAAGGTGTTGGATTATTAGCAAAAGGTTTGAAGATGTTACCGGGGCCAATTGGTTTAGCTGTTGCCGGTGTTGGTGCATTAGCAACTGTATTATTTACACTTGGTAAATCTGAAAAAAATGTTTTTGATAAAACAAAAGCACTATCAGAGATTCAAAGCCGGGCTTATCAAAATAGTGCAAAACAACGTGTTGAAGTAACAAAACTTTTCATGCAATTGAGGGCATTAAACCCTGAATCTGAAAAGTATCATCAAGTTCTTCAACAAATTGATGCAATGCAACCCGGATTAATTGAAAAATACAATCTTCAAGCTGGTGCATTAAAAAATATTAATGCAGCAGAAAAGGAACTGATGAAAAACATCATGGCCCGAGCAAAAGCCCAAGCAGTTGAAGATTTATATACTGAAAGTTTAACGGCTGTACTTGATCTTGAAACCCGTAAAAAAATGGGTGAAGATGTTGATTCAGATGAATTATTACTACAAAAGAAAAAATTATCAGAATTTTCAACCCAATTTGGAATTCAGCAAGGATTAACAGAAAACCAAGCAAGGCTTGAATCTTTACGCCAAGGTGTTGAATTAACAAAAGAATTTCAAGACCCTGCAACAGTAATACAAAGTGAAAAGAAATATGATCAAAATGGATTGCCAGTTTATGATGTGCAAAATCCAACATCAAGTATGAACCAGAATTTAAATCAAAATTTAGAAGTTGATATTAAATTTGATGCAAGCGGTTTACCTGTAATAAATGCAACATCATCTGGTGATGCAACAATAAAAACAAATGTATCAAGTACGGCTGGCGTAAATAGTATTTTGGATGATATTAATAATATGAAATAAAAAATGGCTGATTTATACATATATGAAACTTATGATGGCGGTGATTCGGTCCTTGTCGGAAATGATTTAAAAATGACGAATGGCCTTCATAATTTCCCATATTTCGGTTTGTTTGGCGGTAATCCAGAACAAAACACAAAACAAAACCGCCAAACTGGTGAAATTGCCCTTGATTGGTGGGGTAATTCATTGCTTGAACCAATAACCCCTTTAAACTGGATCAATTCCAGATTAGAAAAAACCCTTGAAACGATTGCATTAACTTCAGCAAACAGATTTAATTTAATTAATACTGTAAAATCAGATTTAAAATTTTTAAAAGAATTTGTTACAATTGAAGTTGATGTTAGATATACAGGGGTTGATGAAGTTTTAATTCAAATAAAACTGATTGAACCAGAAACATTAACAGAAAATATTTATATTTTTATATGGAATTCCACAGAGCAAGAATTAAAATCTGAATTTATTATTCCAGATGATCAATCAGGCACAGGAATTGCATTAAACACAATTTTAAATTTTCCATTATGAGCATAATTACTTGGGATGATAAAGAAAAGGTAAGGAATACAGACGGCATACCTAGAAAACAGCAAATTACAGCTGAAGATATTAATGATATGAAGGGTGCAATAAATAATTTATGGGATAATTCATATCCGGCATCAATTTCAGAATCAACAACATTAACCGTTGAAGATTCTGGTCAGGTTTTTATAACAGATATTAACGGCACGTTACTACAAAATGATTCAGCAAATATTATTGATTCAACAAAAAACGGTGTTCAATCTGGATTTGGTAATTATGATGTATCTGGTTCATTTTTTGATATTTCAGCAATTACAAAACCATGCCAAATTTTTATTAATCATTCTTTTACACCAGCTGGTAATGCAGATAGTGGTGTTGCGTATGCGTTTTTTAGTGATAAATCAAATATACCATCATCATTTGTTAAGGTAGAACAAAACGGTTTTAATAGAACTAGAAATTCATTTGATAATGGGGGTACTAAAATGATACATTATGATCCAAATGTTCAGCCATTGGAAGCGATACAGATTTACGCATTATCACAAGCAACAGAATCTGTTACTTTAAAATATTTCACAATATTTATTAATACTTTAAAACAATGATACAGGAATTCAATATTACAACTGAAATTGATATGATTCTTCTTTTTGAGGAATTAAAATCATTAAGTTTTTATGCCTTATTCGATAAAGATCGTAAATTTAAAACTAAAGCTGATAAAATTACTATTTTTTTTACTGAAGATTTAAATCAAGATCAACAAGATGAACTTTTTTTATTAATACAGAATCATCAAGTAAATTATCTTGATCACGAAAAACAGAAAATGCACATTGAAATTGACGCAAGAACAGCAGAATTAATTTCAAATGGTTATATTTACAAAGAAAAAGCATTTTCATTATCACCAAACGCCCAGACTAATATATTAGCATTGTATTCAACAAAGGATGAACCGGAAATGATTTATCCAATAAGATATAATACAATTGATGATACAGATTCTTATGATTTGGTTGATGCTGCTGATGTAAAAGGGATGTATTTAACAGCTTTAGCATTTAAAAAAGGCTTTATTGATAGTGGTACAGCTTTAAAAGATTCAGTTAGGGCAGCAAGTACACCTGAAGAATTAACGGCAATTAAAGACAATAGATAATGATTGAAATTCCAACAACGCAAGAACTTTATGTTCAAATTAAATCAGAATTAGAAACTGAATTTAATATTACAATACCAGATGTTGGGCCTAATTATCTAAGGACACAAGCACAAGTTCTTGCAGCTGAATTACGCCTTTATTATCTTTATGCTGGAAAAGTACAGAAAAATATTTTTGCTGATACTGCTGATCCTGAATCAATGGGTGGTACTTTAGAGCGTTTCGGGCGTGTAAAATTGGGCCGTGATCCATTCAAAGCAACAGCGGGTAAATATTTATGTGTTGTAACTGGTGATGCTGGTGCAGTTATTCCAGCAAATACAGTATTTAAATCAGATGATGATACACAAAGCCCAAATAAATTATATGTTTTAGATTCTGCATATACAATGCCGGGTGTCAGTGGTCAAATTTTATTACGCGCTTTAGAATCTGGACTTGATTCACAATTATCTGTTTCAGATACACTTTCATCAACTGCACCAATACCGCAAGTTGATACCACAGCAACAGTTCAATCAGAAGATACAGAACCAATTGCAGCAGAATCAGTTGAAGAATACCGTGAAAAGGTAATTGAAGCATTTAGACTTGAACCACAAGGTGGGGCACAAGCTGATTATGTTTTATGGTCGAATGAAGTACAAGGTGTTGCCGAAAGTTACCCATACACAAGCGGCGGTAATACAAATGAAGTTGATTTATACATTGAAGCAACAGAAATTGATTCAACAGATGGAAAAGGTACACCATCTGCACAGTTAATTACAGATGTTCAATCATCAATTGAGGACCCAACACCAGAACGCCCATCAAGAAAACCAATTTCAACAATAGTTAATTATTTACCAATAACCCCGCTTGATATTATTATTACAATTTCAAATTATATTGATTTAACACCAGCAAAAGAAACATTAATACAAAATGCGTTGAAAAATTATTTTTCAGAAATACGGCCTTTTTTATCTGGTGTTGATGTTGTAGGTGAAAAGATTGATACAGTAACATTAAATAATATTTCATCTGTTGTTTTGGATGCAGTGCCGGGTTCAATATTTGATACGCCACAACTTGATGTTGATGGTAATATTGTACCATCTTATCAGTTTGAAGATGGTGATATTCCATTTTTAAATCCTATTATTTATATTTAATGAGTACGAAAAATAAAATAATTAAATTAACTAAACAGTTATTCCCAGAAGGCCGCGCATTAAGGATTGTTAAAGATGGAAATAATGAAAAGCGTGAAACAGCCCTTGCAGAAATTAAATCACAGGGTGTTGATTCAGCATATAGTATTTTATATTCGATCCTTCCAGATAATGATTTTTTTACAGAAGATGATGCCACAAAATGGGAACGCCGATTAGGCATGATAGTACAAAATTCATCTGTACCTTTAGCTGATAGAAAAGCCGCAATTTTAAGAAAATACAATCACCCGGGAACAATTTTAGCCCGGCAATCATACGATTATTTACAGGATCAATTAAATTTGGCCGGTTTTACAAATGTTGTAATTTATGAAAATATACCCCGTTTACCGCCTTCATTTTATTGTGGTATTCAAGCAACCGGTATTGCTGAACTTGGTGGTGATTGCCAATTTTCACCATTAATTGAACATGGTCAAATTGATAATGGTTCTGTTTTCGGTAATATGATTGCAAATCATATTGATGAAATAAAAGATTATTATTTTGATATAGGTGATAATCTAAGTGCATTATTTTATGTTTCAGGAACACCAAATGGAACTTTTATTGATATTTCAGCAAGTAGAAAAGAAGAATTCAGACAATTAATAATGAAATTAAAACCAGCAAATACAGTTGGTGTTTTATTTGTAAATTACGTTTAAAAAAAAAAAGATATGGCAAGAAGTATTACACAATTGCAAAACACTATACCACCGGGGCCAAATTACCAATATGGTGATATTAGAGATAGAGCCGGTGCAACATCTGGTACGCCGGTTGATCGTGAAGGGTTTGCAGATCAATTTCAATTCTGGAATCGTTTAATGGATGTTGTAGATATACCATTCAATGGCTTACCAGATAATGATGCACCTTTTCCACTTGGTGATGGCCGGCAATTTTCAGAAGCTGTTGCAAAATATGTTGACAATAATTATCGTGAATTAATTTTAAAATTATCACAAACCGGAACAAGTAACCCCGGTTATGTTCAAGTAAAAAATAATATTTTAGATCCTTTAGGTAATCCAATGATACCTGTACCAGTAAGAACAAACCCCGGTTTATATTACTTAGAATTTGACCCCGTAATTGGTAAAGATTATATGCTTATTGTTTCACAGGGCACATTGTCAGATACCACAAATGACATTGTAATGACTGCAAAATTGGCAGAAGGTGATTTAATAAGAATAAATACAACATTATCTGGGCTTGCATCAGATGGGGTTCTTGATCATGTAATTATTTTGCGTGAAGTAGATACACAATATTATGGTTTAGGTGATTATTAAAAAAATAATATGGCAGTTCTTGATGTAAATACTGATGCTTTGGTTTCATTCACAAATACCCTTGAAAAACTATCTGAAAACGACGTTCCAAGGGTTGTTGCTAAAACATTAAATTCTGCTGCATTAGATGTGAAGCAAAAAACAATGCCAGCTTCAGCCAGAAGAACTTTCACCAATAGATCAAAAAACTTTTTTAAATCACATTCACAAGTTGAATTTGCAAAAAGAAGTTCAAATATCAATAATATAAAATCAACTGTTGGTTTTACTGATAAGAAGATTCCAACCAGCCAAAATAAATTTGCAGTAAAAGAACTTGAACAACAAGAATACGGGGGATCAATTAAAAAGCGGTCCTTTATTCCTTTAAATCGTTCACGTGTTGGCGGTTCTTATAATAGAAATGTTGCCAAACGTAACAGATTAGGTAATATTAAATTTGTGAAAGCCAGACAAGCACAAGGGGTAAATGAAGGGCAAAGATTTATTAAATCTGTTATGCACGCGGGCCGCGGTGGTCATGTTTTGAGTGAAAAAGGTATTTTATTCAGGGTGAATTCTGTTAGAAGAACAAAAGGCGGTGCATTAAAATTAACGGCTTTATATAGTTTCAAGAAAAGCCGTACAGTGCGGGTTCATAACACTAATTTTATGCGGTATGCATCAGAAAGATCATCTGAAAAGCTTGATGATCTTTTTATAAAAGAAGCAAAAAAACAAATCGAATTTAGAACAATTTCATAATGAGTTGGGTAGAAAAAGTACAAAATCAGATTAGTATTCAAACCGGTGATGGTAAAGTATATCAACCGCTTTATTCATTTTATACAAAAAGCATTGAATTTAATTTTACTGAATGGAATTTTCCAAATATTACAGGTTCTAAAGTTGACCGATATTTAAGAAAAGGTAACAGATTTGATATGAATATTATATTTCAGGGTGATGATCATCTTGATTTGGCTGCTGAATTTTTAGATAGTGCGGAAAATATAAATCCTTGGGTATTAAGACACCCTTTTTATGATGATTTTACAGTTCAGCCAACAAATCTAAGCCATGATACAAGCGGTTTAAATACATCTGTTATTACAGGCCAGCTAATAGAAACATTAACTGAAGATTTCCCACAATCAAAAGATCAACCGCAAGGTGAAGCAGATGATTACGGTGCAGATCATTCAGATGCATCAGATGCGATTTTTGCAGAATCAGATTTTGCATCAGCTGATCAGCAATTATTGGAACAAAATTTAAATGAAACATTTGATGATGTAAAAGATAAAATTACAATTCAAGAAGCCCTTGATGAATATTTCAATTATTTTAATGAAGCATCAAATGCAGTAATAAATGCAACTTCAGCCCCGCTTGAAGCGATTCAAACCGCAAGAAATGTTTATACATATCCGGCGTTATTGGCCCAATCTGTAAAACAAAGAATGGGAATGTTGATAAATCAATTTCAAACGGTTGTATCAGAGGTTGTTAATTTAGTAACACCAAATGAAAAAAAGATTGTTGAAAATAATGCTGGTTTAACCATTCAGGCAATGTTTATTGCTGCAATAAATCCTTTAAATGATACAGATTATGAAAATGTAAATGATGTTTTTGATATTCAAGATTTACTTGTGAATACTTTTAACCAGTATATTCAAATAATTGATAGTTTGCAAACTGATACAAATGATGAACCAGATTCATATTTGCCAGATTTTGAATCAATAAAAGCACTTGTTGGTGGTGTAACTTTTGTTGTTGCTAATTTAGCACAAGTAGCACTTCAGGCCCAGCAACAAAGAATTGTTACATTGAAAAAAGATACTAATGTGATTGAACTTACACATAGATTTTACGGCCTTGATCCAGAAGATTTAAACCTTGATAAATTTATTGCACAAAATAACATTGGATTAAATGAACTTTTAGGGCTGGAAAAAGGCAGAAGAATTGTATATTACATTTAATTATGGAATTAAAAATATCAGATAGATATGACAACAGGGTGATAAAATACTTTAATGAAGTAAATGTTCAATTAAAGCATGATGCGGTTGCAAGTACATTTGCTTTTGTGTTTAATTTTAACCCTAATAACCCGGATCATAAAGAATTATCATGTGTTTCACATTATCATGATGTTGAAATATTTCATAATGGTAAAAAACTTATTACTGGAATTTTACTTTCACAATCATTTAAACAAAATGCAAAAGGAATTGAAACCCAGTTTTCAGGATATTCAACATCTGGCCAGCTTGAAGATTGCCAGATACCACCGAACATTTACCCATTACAATCAAATGGTTTAAGTTTAAAAAACATTGCATCAAAAATTGGAAATGCTTTTAAACCAAAAATTGGTGTAATTGTTGATGAATTAACTGCATCATCTGCTTCAGGATCATTTAAAACTTCAGCACCAGAAGCAACAACAACATGTAAAAGCTATTTACAAAAGCTTGCAACACAAAAAGATATTATACTTTCAAATGATCCATCTGGAAAATTACTTTTAACAAAATCAAATACCAACGGGAAGCCAATTTTAGATATTGATCTTACTGATCCGAAAAAATCAATTCCTGTTGTTCAGGCTGAAATGCTTTTTCCGGGGCAACCGATACATTCACACATTACGGCAATGCGTCAAGCTGGTATTGATAGTAAAAATGCGGGCCAGCAAACGTTAAGAAATCCTTATGTTATCGGTTCTGTACATAGGCCAAAAGTAATTTCACAAAGTTCAGGTGATGATAATTCAACTTATGATACAGTACGGCGTGCATTAGGTGATGAAATCAGAAACATTAAAGTGAAGTTAAAATTGGATAGATGGACCATTGATAATAAATTAATTTTTCCAAATAACACAATAAGAATACATGCACCGGGCATTTATATCTGGTACCCATCAATATTTTTTATTGAATCAGTTTCATATTTAGGAAATGAAAAACAGCAATCAACAGAATTAATTTGTACACTTCCAGAAGCATATAATGATGAAAGAAATATTGTCAATATTTTTAGAGATATAAACATTCACCCGAGGGTTTAAATTAAAATGAAAGTAATAAAAGTTTTATCATCAAAGGTTGGCGAAGGTGGCCGGCGTTTCATCAAGTTTTTAAGCATGGGTTCAGATGATACCCGTGAAAATGTACTTGCAGCACCTTTTGGTGATGATTCAAACCCGCCAAAAGATTTCAAAGCTATTTATACACGTACATCAGTTGATGGTGAAGATGTTGTTGTTGGTATTATTAATGAAAACGCAATTGCGGAACCCGGCGAAAAAAGACTTTATTCAACAAATGATGATGGTGATGAACAATTTTATCTTTATTTAAGAAAAAATGGCACAATTGAAATTGGCGGTGATCAAGGTAATGCAGTGAGGTATCAAGAGTTGCAGCAGCAATTTGATGAATTAAACAATAAATTTAATGATTTGGTAACTGCATTTAATACACATCAACATACTGGCAACATGGGGGCACCAACGGCACCATTACCCGGGTTTATTCCTTCACAACCATCAAGTGCAGATATTACACAATGTAAAATTGATGAAATAAAAACAATTTAAAATGGCTTTAGACCCGCAAGAATTAGCAAATGATATATTAAATGACCCTTTAATTATGGGTGATGTGCCGCCCGTGGCACAGCAAAAAATGGTTGAAATATGGACACGTTTAAGTGTTCATATAACCGAGCAAATAAAACGGGGTATTATTGATGATGTTCAGGTTGATCAGTTCGGAAATCAACAAAATATTTCATCTGTTAAATAATTTTTAAGTAATTTTACAACTATGAGTGATAAAATAGAATATTGCACACTTGATTTAAATCTAAGTATTTGTTCAAATGCACGTGATGTAATCGCAAAAATTGATGCGGTAATATCTGAATTATTAGTTACTGCATTGCCTAGTGTTCAAAATGGACAATATGCAGAATATGAAATTGATACGGGCCAAACAAAACAGAAAGTAAAATATAATGATCCATCAGAAGTTGTAAATACTATTTCTTTGTACAGGAAATTAAGAAAGCAATATGAAAATGATATTATACCAAGGCGGGTTTCTTTGGTTGATTCAAAATCAATAAGATAATGAGAAAAAATAACACATCTAGAATGATATTAATGGATGCGGCTAATAAAATACCGTTTCCAAGTGATATAATACCAATGAATAAAATGGTATCAGATCAAAGTTCTGATGGTCCAGAAGCAAGGGCAAATTCAGTTTCTTATGGCCAAGCGTATGTTCTTGGTTATGACGGTGAAAAGGACCGGGGCACAATGGGCACACCAATTGAATATATACCTGAATTTGAACGTTTATCAATTCGTTCTTGGCAGTCGTATTTAGAAAGTGATGTTTCACAAACAATAATAAAAAGATATGTACTTTGGGTTGTTGGTAAGGGTTTAAAATTCCAATACAACCCAATAAAACCATTAACAGAATTTAATGAATCATTTGAAAAATCAACACGTAAAGTTGAATATATGTTTGAACTTTGGGCTGGTTCTAAAAATTCAAGCCATAATAAAGAAACTTCATTAAATTGGCTTGGAAATGAAGCATATAAATCTGGTAAAATTGGCGGTGATGTTCTTGTTATTTTAAGATGGAAAAATAATAATCTTTCAGTTCAAAATATTGATGGTTCAAATGTTGGTAATCCAATGATAAAACCAACAATTACAAATGGCCATATATTAGAAAATGGTATTGAAACAAATAAAAGCGGTGAAGTTGTTGCATATTATGTAAGAACTGAACAATTAAAATATAAAAGAATTAAGGCCGTTGATCCAACAACTGGTTTGAGGGTTGCATTTATGTATTATGGTTCAAAATTCAGAATTGATTCTGATAGGGGTTTACCAGTAATTGCAACAACATTACAATCATTAAAACAACTTGACAGGTACAAAGAAGCAACAGTTGGATCAGCTGAAGAACGGCAAAAAATCGCCTATTTCATTGAACACCATCTTGATGGTGATGGTACAAGCCCGCATGCACAAGCATTACTTGCATCATTTAATGTTGGTGCGGATTCAACAGCGCAAAATGCAACAACCCAAAACGGGGTTGAAATTGATCAAGTTGTTACAGCATCAACACAAAAACAAACTTTTAATTTATCACCCGGTTCAAAAATGAGCCAATTAGATTCAAAAAATGAAATTCATTTTTCAGAGTTTCACGGATCAGTGGCAAATATTATTTGTGCATGTGTTGGAATTCCACCGAATGTTGCATTTAGTTTATATACAGATTCTTTTTCAGCTTCAAGGGCTGCAACAAAAGATTGGGAACATACATTAAATGTTGAACGTGATGATTTTTCATTTCAATATTATAAGCCAATTTTTGAATTTTGGCTGCACATGAATGTATTAACAAATCAATTATCATTACCGGGGTATATTGATGCGTATTTAACGCAAAATTTATATAAACTTTCAGCGTTTAGAAATTGCCGTTTCATGGGGGCACAATTCCCGCACATAGACCCATTGAAAGAAGTTAAAGCAGAGCGCGCGAAGCTTGGACCGAAAGCAAATGATATACCACTTACAACGGTTGAAAGATCAACTGAAGCATTAAACAGTGGTGATGCGTTACAAAATATTGAAAAATTCGCTGATGAATTAGAGATTGCAGAAAAAGCCGGTATAATAACCCCGGAACCAGAACCGGGTGATGGTGAATAAATTACAATTCATCATCATCTGGAAAATTCGTCATACGCATTTCAGGCGGTAATTCTGCAATATATGTGCGCAATACTGGTTTTAATAGTTGTGAAACGGTAATATCAGATTTTTTTGCAACAAATTTTATTTCATTTTTTAAATCATCTGGTACGTGTTGAATTCTGATTTCATTGGTATAATTTGTTTTGCTCATTTCAAAAAGTTTTTATTTGTACAAATATAAAAAATTTCCTAAATATTAGGAAAAGCTTTTATTAAGTTTATTAAATTTAATTGTTTTGTATAATGGAAAATGAAATTTCTTTATATGGTTCAATAGAAACTTATTCATCTGAATATATTATAAATCAGATGAACAGGGTAAAAGGCAGTGATATTTCATTACGTATCAATTCAGTTGGTGGTAATGTTTTTGCCTGTTATGGGATCATAGCAAAATTTAAAGAATTCACAGGGAATAAAGAAATCAAAATTGATGGTACAGCTTATTCAATGGCCGCATTTTTTTGTGCGTATTCAAACAGCGTACAAGCACTTGATGTAAGTGAATTTATGATTCACCGCGCGGCATATCCTTCATATATTGAAAGTAACCCTGAACTTTTTACAGCAGAGAAAAAAGAACGTTTAAATAAAGTAAATCAAGATTTACGCGCAGCATTAGAATCAAAAATTGATGTTGAAAAATTTGAAAAATTAAAAGGTGTATCAATTGATGATCTTTTTTCAATTGAAGCGGTAAAAAAAGATGTTTATTTAACAGCATCTGAAGCACTTGAAATTGGTTTAATTGATTCTATTAATGAAATCACACCAGAACAAGCAGCAGCAATTTCAGAAAATTATGATATTGCCGCAAAGTATAATTCAGAAGCAGATTTAAAAAGTATTTACAGGCCGGAAACAGTAACCGGGAAAATTAATAATTCAAAAACTAAAAACCCTAAAAAAATGGATTTAGAAACATTGAAAAAAGATCACCCGGAAGTTCACGCACAAGCGGCAAAAGAGGGTACGAAAGAAGCAAAAGAATCTGCAATTAAAGCTGAAAAAGAAAGAATTCAAGCATTACTTGAATTGAGAGAAGCAGACCCAGAATTAATTGATGCAAAAATTGCAGATGGTTCAAATTTAACGCAAGCTGAAGTTATTAAATTAACAAAAGCAATTTATGCAAAAGATGCAGCAAAAGATGTTGAAAAAAATGCAGCTGATGATTTGAAAACAAAATCACCAGAATCAAAAATATCTGATGATCAACCAACAGCAGAAGAACAAGAGTATGCAGATTATGAAGCAAAAATTGATGCTGCTTTAGATATTAAATAATCTAAAGAAAAAAAAAGCTTAGTAAATAAATAAAAAAAATTAAAAAAACAAATCATGAGTAATACAGAAAATGTAAGAAATGATAGTAATTTATCAAAACAAAATTATAACACTGCAAAGTTGTTTTTGTTTAATAACGATTTCAGAAGAAATGAAAGCGTTTCAAATGCTGGAGGTTCTGAAATAGTTTATAAAAAAGGCACAATTATGGGCCGTGTTGAATCAACTTTAAAAATTATTCCATTAGAATCAGATGCAACAGATGGTTCAAATGTTCCAGTTGGCGTTTTGGCAACTGATTATACAATTCCAGCTGCAACTTTAGGTATGCCAGTAACAATTTGTATTGGTGGTGAAGTTGAAGGTGATTTACTAATTTTCGCGAAAGCTGGTGATACATTAGATACAGTTATTGATGGTAGAACTTTAAGAGATCGTTTAAACGGTGATACTTTAGGCATCAAAGTAATTGAATCTGTTGAAACTTCAGATTATGACAATGCATAATTTTTAATGCATTATTAAAAAGAAAAAAAAACAAAATAAAAAATTAAAAAAATAGAAAGAATGAAAAATTTATTGAATTTCGTGTTATTAAGTTGCATTGCAATGCTTGGTGTATTTGCATGCATTGACCCATCAACAATTTCAGGTGGTGCCGGTGATGGTGTAATTACCGCAATGGCAATACCTTTTGTGCAACATAGGGGGTTATTTACAAAAAAGATTGTTGCAGTTGTTGATCAAGTAGTTGAACCAATGGCATTTTTAAGGTCGTTTTTCACTGAAGATTTGAGCCTTACAAAAGAAGTATCAATTGAAGTAAGAAGAGGGAAAAGAAAAGTTGCTGTTGATGTTCTTAGGGGTGCAGATGGTGTCCATACAACAAGAACAAAAAGCACTGAAACAATTATTTTACCGCCTTATTATTATTTAACAACAACATTAAATGATACTGATCTTTATGAAGCAGCAATGGGATCACAAAACCCGGCTTTAATGTCAAGATTGATAAAACAAAAAGCAAATGATGTACGTGAATTGATCGCACAAGTTGAAACAGCAGAGGAATTGCAATGTGCCCAAGTTTTACAAACTGGCCAAATTCAATTAAATGAAGGTGTTGATATAAATTATGGAAGAAAAGCAGCTTCAATTGTTGATGGTGGTGCATCTACATACTGGACTGATCCAACTGTAAACCCGCGTGATGCATTTAAAGCTGGTGCAAATTTCCTTAAAACAGAAGGGAAACTTGCTGGCGGTGGTGCATTAACAGCAATACTTGGTGAAGATGCGTATGAAGCTTTAATTGGCAACCCAAAATTTCAAGCTGCAAGTGATATAAAAGATTATGAACTTGCATTAATGAGAGAGCCACAAAGAGAATCAACAGGGGGTGTTTTACAGGGTAGGTTATCAGCTGGATCATATAAATTTAATATCTGGACTTATCCAGAAGTTTATGATACTGAATCTGCATCAAATGTACCTTACATTGCACCGCATAACTTGGTTATTATTCCATCAAACCCAAAGTTTTTAATGACTTATGGCGCGGTTCCTCAAATCATGGAAGATGATAATTCAATGCCGCAAAAAGGTAAATACTTGATTCAAGATTTCAAAGACAAAAGAAAAGGTAATCATGAAATTGCTGTTAAATCTGCACCTGTTGCAGTTCCAGTAATGGTTGATCACATATATACACAAAAAGTTGCCTAATACAAAAAATTAGGATGGTATAAAATAAAAGCCGAATGATTTAATTATTCGGCTTTTTTTTTCACGTAAACAATTAAAATTATATAAAATGAGCAAAGCAAAAACGTTTAAAATCCTTACACATTGGATTACTGGAAAAGGTGGTAAAATTCTAAGTGAAGGTAAAGTTTACCCAGCATCAGCATTTGTTGGTGATGCAGCAAAAGAATTTCTGGCAAAAGGGTATATTGAAGAAGTTAAAGAAAAATCATCAAAACCAGACCCAAAGCCAGCAGATGATGCAGCAGATGATGCAGCAGAAAAACAGCCTGTTTTTGTAACAGCTGAAGGAAAAGAAGTATTTTATGAATCTGATTGTAAAAAAACAGATATAATTGCAGAACTTGAAAAAAGAGGGGTTGAATTTGATTCTTCAGATAAAAAAGAGGTTTTGTTTCATAAGTTGCAATAATAATTTGTAATCGTGAAAACCGAAACCCGAATAATGATTTATTCGGGTTTTTTTATTAATTTTATAATATGGGTTTAATGGACACCGCGCGAAATGATTTAAATCATTTTTTAAATAATTCTGATGATTTCGCACAGGATATAATTTTAATTGATACAGGGGGTACAGAATACCCCGTGAAAGGCTATCATACAGATCATACAAATCAATATGATGAATATGGTGTTAGATTGAACACGAAATTAATTTCAATTGCAATACCTGAACTTACATTAATTGAAATTAATTATCCATACAAAACCCCAGCACCAAAAAGTGAAGTTGATTTTAAAAAGCATAAAGCAAAAATTACTGATGCAGCTGGTGATGAAAAAGAATATATGGTTGCCCAATGGTACCCAGATCGTGAACTTGGTATTATAGTTGTTCAACTTCAATATTACACATCTTAATTATGGCATTAATAAATGAAACAATTGCACAAGCAAATTATGAATTAGTACGTAATCGAATTGGTGAAATTTTGGCAATGGAAATGCCATCACAAGCATTAAAAAATGGCCTTGATTATTTAAATTGTACAGTTGGTATTGAACGTTTAATTCCCATTGATAAAACTGAAGGACCTTTTATAAATGTTCAAATTGAAAAAGGTGAATATGATTATTATACTGAAATTCGGCGAGCTGGTACTTATACATTTTGGGTTGATTGCTACCAGCGAGCAGAAGCAACAGATGATGATGAATCTGATAAAATCGCACAATATAAATTACAACGTACATTAGGGGTTGTTGAACATGTTTTAAATCATTGGCATTACAGAACTTTAGGTTTTCCGGCCCCATCTTTGAGCCGCGTTGAAGTTACTGAATTATTAATGCCAGATTCAAGGCAATTTGAAAATGCCCCAGCTGCAATAATGGGCCGGGCTGTTGTTCGTGTTGTCGTTGAAGAAACAAGTGATTCATATACACCTTTACCATTAACAGATTTTCAAACACAAGTAAAACTTGGTTTGGGTGATAATGGATATATTTTTTCTGGTCCAAATATACCAGTTATACCACCGCCGCAAAACGGTTTGATTTATCAGCGCCCATTTTGGGGTGGCCAAACAATACAATATTCATTGTATGATGCGGGGTATCATTATCAAAATGGAACGTATGATTACGCCCCAGCCGGTAATTTATTACAGCAACTTGATTTATCATCTGGTTTTACAATATTAAAACATGAAAATATTTTCAATAATTTCAACAGATTTACAGATGAAACAGGGGCACAAGATTATACAAATGAACTTGTAATTGATCATTTAACCGGTTTAATGTGGAAAAGAACGAGGAGTTTAACAACGTATAGTTTTTCTCAATCACTTGATGATGTGCATAATTCAACATTTGGCGGTTTTAATGATTGGCGTATTCCAACTAATAATGAATATTTATCAATTGCTGATTATTCAAATCAAAATTCAGGTATTGATTACCCACCGTTTTCAGATTCTGTTTTTATAGAACAATGGAGTGCCGAAACAAGCCCATCTGAAACAACTGAAGGTTTAACAGTTTGGTATAATATAAAATCATTTACAGCAAATGAATTAGTTGTGAACACAAATAGACACCCAAAAAACCAAGTTTTAAAATATTGGCAAATTAGAAATCATTTATATTAATCATGGATATATATTTAAAAGAAAATACCGGAATAAAAACACCACAGGGTGAAAATTGTGATGTATTTTCAATAAAAACTGTTGGTGCAAATTTATTTGCAAATAATGGTTTTTCACAAATTTTATTTTTTGAAAAAAGAATACATGCAGAAGAATCAAAGCCAGCAAATGCAATAAGAATTTGTGAATGGGCAATTGAAAATGAAGCAACAATTGAAGCTGGCATTGAACGGGTTTTGAATTTCGAGAATAAAGAAACAACGGCTGGTGATGAAATAACATTAAAAGGTGCAATTAAATTACAATAAATTATGTTATTAGATGCAGTAAACGGTTTTTCAGATGTTTCATTTAACCTTGGTAATATTATTACAATTATTGGCGGGGTAATTGCAACCGGGGCTTCATTTGGGGCTGTAAAATGGGGTTTAAATAATCATAAATCATTAACGGCTGAAAAATTTAAAAACCAATCAAAAGAATTTAATGAATCGAAAACCCAGCATGAAAAAGAATTTAATGAATCAAAAACCCAACATGATAAAGATTTTGAATCATTAAAATCAGATTTTGAAAAATCAACCCAGATTATGCAAGCTAATTTTGATCGAGAATATAGAAATGTTCAAGAAAAATTTATTGATTCACAGCGTGAAAAAAGAAAAATACGGGAAGAATTGAAAAAAGAAATTGATGTTTGCCATAAAAGAACTGATGCTGTAAATATAAAATTAGATGGTTTTCAAAAAGATATTCAGGCCGAAATTAAAAAAGTTGATCGTGAACTTGGCGAAATCAAAACAGGTATCAACAGCATAAAAGAACTAATACAAAACAAAACCAATTAAATATGTTTTATTCAGCAAAAGAAATAATACAAAAAGTAAAAACAGCCCGTAATTTTAAAGAAATACCGGCTGATTTTTGGATTTGTGGAATCAGAAAAACAGATGATAAACCAGATAAATTTGATGATGTTTTTTATTTAATGAAAGGTGATAAAATTATAATTGAAACAACAGGAACAACGCACCCGGGAAAAGCTGTTTTAATGGGTGGTTTTAAAAAATACAATAAAAAAGGTGCAGCAGTTGTTGTTTCAAATTCTTGGTACAATAAAGTATGGAAAAAAGGGTATCATAAAAGGGTTTATAAAGCCTTGGTTCAAATTGGTGCAAAAATAGATATATACCGTGATGGTAATGCAGATGATAAAATTGATGCATCTGGTAAAATTTATTCAGGTTTTTTTGGAATTAATTTTCATCTTTCAGGTAAAAACCCATTAAAAAACCTTATTAAAAAAATCATTGGTTTCTGGTCTGCTGGTTGTCAAGTATGCAATGTTTATGCAGATTACAGAAAAATAATAAAAATTATATGGCAATCAGATCAAGAATTTGTTAGTTATGTAATTGTAGATGAATTTTCAATTTAATTAAAAATAAGTTTATGAAAGAAAAAGTAATATCATGGGCCACAACAATAATTGGCATTGGCCTTGTTGTAATGTTTGCAGTAATTTATTTTCAATCAGAAGATAAAAACCTTTTTCAGTTTTGCGGCGGGGTTGCTTCTGGTTTGATTTTAATGTGGTTTCGTGGTGAATGGGCCGTTCAGCTTTGGAATGTTGCATTAGGTGCATTAAAAAATAAAACTGGACAAAATACCCAAGAAAGAAAAGAAAACCCAACAGATGATGAAAATTGATCTGATTAAGGTAATAACAATTGCAAATTTTATTGCAGTTGTTGTTTTTATTTTCGTATTCTTATTAAAAGATTCTGCACCTATCAATACAATTGATGGTGAAAAAAGATTTAATGATATTGATTCTGTTTTGAAAGAAATAAATCAAAGAAAACCAATTGAAGAAAAAATTTATATTATAGACAATGAAACAATTAAAAAAGTTAATGGTAATGACACTATTCGTAACAGGGCCACAATTGACAGCCTTTTCACAAACTTCAGCCGATTCATTAAGCCAGCCGCAATTGATACGGCCCGCCGATAGTTGTTTATCATGGCAGCAAATTGATGCATGCCTTGATTGCTTTATAATAGTTGAACAACAATTAAAAAAGATTTCAGAATTAAATGGTGAAATTGATACTTTGAATCAAGAAAACAACCTAATAAAAGAACAGGTTGAAATAAAAGTTGATCAGAACAAAGAATTAAAAAAACAAGCCAGAAAAGATAAAGCCCTTAAAATTTGGGTTCCAATTGTTTCAGGTGTTGCCGGCGCTGCTGCTGGTTATGGAATAGGCAAGGCCGTAAAATAGCATAATTAATTTTATGTTTTCGTAGGTAGATAAAAAAGCCCGGGTAAAACCGGGCTTTTTTAGTTATGATATAACAGCATTATTAAATGGTGTATATTTAAAATCAAGCACATGCATTTCACTTGAAGGTTGTGATGTTTCAATATGTTCATCTTGAATACCGTTATTTATTACAACAACAAATTTTTCTTTTCTTAGCTGCATCATAATTGCCGGATCATCAATTTTTCGTACACATTTATCATCATAAAATATTTTAATTGAATCTGGTCTAAATTCAACCGCATAATTAATATATTTCTTATGCGGTGATTTAAACCCTAAAAAATGGCTTTTTGCTTTTAATTGTTTATGTTGTTTTGGATTTGGCCCGTAATGTAAATTTGAATTCATACGCCAAAATTTACCCCCGAACCATTCCCAGAAATACAGCCAATTAAAATAAGAACCATATTTATTTGTATAGCCTTCAAAAATATCAATTTCAGGCGGCCAAGAGTTGGCACCAGTAAGCCAAAAAGCCGGCCAAAGGTATTTACCTTCAGGAACTTTTATAATTGCTTCAAATCGACCAAAACTAAATTTTTCTTGTGAAACAATCATACCAATTCCGTAATCAAGCTGAATAAATTTATTTTTTGAATCCAGCCAGAATTTTTTGGGGTTGTAATGTGTTTTTAGAATAACAGTATCATCATCAAGTTTAACAACTGCATCTTTATCGCAATGATTTCTTAAATCATCTGGATGAAATGCCCCCCAATTAAACCGTGTTTGCCAGTTTAAGTTTTTCCATTTAATTATTTTCATACTTCTTGAATTTTAATTTTTAAATCAGTTATTTCATTTTTAGTTTTTTTATCAATTAAAACTTTATATTCTAAAGTTACAGTTGATAAAACATCAAAAGCATCATTACCCCACCGGGTGCAATCAGCCATTGTTTCTTTGCCGTTTTTAGTCGAGATTATCACCCTGAATTTTTTCATCTTCAATTTTTTTTAATGTTTCGTTTAATTTTCCGTATTCTTTTAATGATTTGGGTGTTTTTCTTCGCCAATTATTTAAAGTGGACCATGAAACACCAGATTTACGGCAAAGTTCTTGCATTGAAATACCGGTATTAATGCACCTTTGCTTAATGGTTTCAAAAACCTTTGAATTTGTTTTGCTCATAAATTATTTTTTAATTATGATGTAAATATACATTATTTTTATATATTTGCACCATACCATTAATATTTTTTTATGAAAACGCAACCAATTTTATTTTCTGCTGATATGGTAAACGCTATATTACAGAACCGAAAAACAGAAACCCGCCGTATATATAAAGGTGGTAAAATTAAGTTTGAAAAAGATCAAATTCTTTATGTACGTGAAGGCTTTTTAAAATCAATTGATTCTGGAAAAATTCTTTATACTGCTGATTATTCAAAATCTGAATTATTCAATTTATCAAAGGCTGGGTTCAGAAAAAAACCTTCAATACATTTACCTCGAGCAAATTCCAGAATCTGGTTAAAAGTTTTAGATGTAAGAATTGAAAGATTGCAAGAAATAACACGTGCATCATCAATAAAAGAAGGTGTTGAAATTTATGATCATAATTCAAGTGAAGGCGAAAAACATTCATATAAAAATTATCTTTTTCCATCTTATGAAAATCGGTTTCCAAATCCAATATCATCATTTAAATCATTATGGAAAAAGATAAACGGCAATCAAAGCTGGTATGATAACCCTGAAGTTATTGTTGTTGAATTTGAACTTAATACACTTGAAGATGAAAAATCATGATGTTTTATCTGTTAATGATCTTTTTAAACAAGGCATTGGTATGAAATATTGCTATGCAATTGAAAAGGTTCAGGAAAACGTATCAATAAAAATTGATGCAATTGAAGCAATTGAAATTGGCCCCGGTTTACCGAAATTCAAAAAACAATTAGATGTTCACGTGAATAATATTAATTGTTTTTACCGATGGTTTCATATTAGAAACGGAATTTCTGATTATACTTTAATTGAAGTTTATAAATTATTTGGTGATATATGGCAAAAGGAACAAGAAAACAGAACTATTTTATCTTTACGTTCAGAATTCAAGCTTAAATACTTGGGTGAAGGAAAGAAATTATATATTCGCAGAATTGCAAAGTACATGAAAAATAAATCATTATGAAAGAAATAAATGTTTTATCATTATTTGATGGCATGTCATGCGGTCAACTCGCAATAAATCGACTTGGAATTAATTATAATAATTATTTTGCATCAGAAATAGACAATCACGCAATCAAGGTTACGCAATCAAATTTCCCAAAAACAAAACAACTTGGTTCAGTCGTTGATTTAGAAACCTCTAAATTACCAAAAATTGATTTATTGATTGGCGGTTCACCTTGTCAAAGCTTTAGTTTTGCGGGTAAACGCAAGGGAATGACAACAAAAACAAATATTGAAATACTATCATTAGATCAATATTTAAAAATGAAGGAAGAAAGATTTGAATTTCATGGGCAATCATATTTATTTTGGGAATATATGAGAATATTAAAAGAAGTGAAGCCAAAGTATTTTATACTTGAAAATGTAGTAATGTCGAAAAACTGGGAATCAATTTTATCAAATGCGGTTGGTTGCCACCCAATTTTAATTAATTCTTCACTTTTATCAGCGCAAAACAGAAAAAGATTATATTGGACCAACATAGGTAAAGAACCTTCAGGTTTATTTGGTGATTTAAAAAATATAATTCCACAGCCAATAGATAAAAATATTTTATTAAAAGATGTTCTTGAAATGAATGTTGATAAAAAATATTTCTTATCAGAAAAAGCCATAATTAGTTTTTATAGAAAAAACGAAAAAAACAAAAAAAACAATATAAACTTCAAATTTGAACCCACAACAGGAAATAAAAAAAGCAAAATTATTACAACCAGAAGTGGCCAAAGGTCTGAAGATAATTTTATCATTCATAATACGCAACCAAGAAGCGGTGACCCAACAAAGGGAGGGACAGGACATCTAACAAGAAATGATGGCAAAACATATTGTTTAGATACAGGAAATACAAATGCTGTTGAAATAAAAAATGATGATAATAAATTATCATCATCAATAGATTATTTAAGTGAAAAATTAGAAAATTCATCAATTAGAAAATTAACGCCAATTGAATGTGAACGTTTGCAAACTGTACCAGATAATTACACAAATCATGTTTCAGATACCCAACGTTATAAAATGTTAGGTAATGGCTGGACAATTGACGTCATATGTCATATTCTTAGATATGCGAAATTTTAAAAAACAAACATCAAAAACACAAAATGAATAGATTAGAAATTGATCAATTAAAAGCATCAGTAAATATTGTTGACGTTATCAATCAACATGTACATCTGGAAAAAGTAAAAGCCGGTGAATACAAGGGGCAATGCTGTTTTCATGAAGATACAAAGCCATCAATGACCGTTTCAGAAAACAAACAAATTTTCCACTGTTTTGTTTGTAATACTGGGGGTGATGTTCTTGCATTTTTCATGCAGCAACCAAATTACAGTTTTAAAGATGCAGTGAACGCAATAAAAGGTGATATTGATTCATCAGTTCAGCAGCAGAAAAAGCCGGTAAAAAAGAAAAAAACAAACCCGATTAAATCACCGGATTCATACCCGGCTGAATTTCCTGAAGTGAATCATTATAAAATGGGGGCACCCGCTGATCATTGGAATTATACAGATCATCTTGGCCATTATATGACAATTATAAGGCGGTACAATTTCAAAGAGGGTAAATCATATATGCCTTTATCATGGCTTGATGTTGGTAATGGCCCACAGTGGGTTGATTTACAAATTCCAGTTGATCGGCCTGTATATAATTTGCAATTGATTCACCGTTTCCCAGATGCTGAAATTATAGTTGTTGAGGGTGAAAAATGTGCTGATTATGGCCAAAAGTTGGTTGATCCTAAAGAATTTATCTTTACAACTTGGATTGGTGGCAGTAATGCGATATATAAAACGAATTTTAGACCATTAGAGGGCCGTAAAGTTTTAAAATGGCCAGATAATGATGATGCTGGTAAAAAAGCGGTTACATTGTTGCCAATTGATGGTGAATATATACATGTTCCGGAAGATAAGCCCAAAAAATGGGATATTGCAGATAGTGGTTTTGATTCGGTCCAGCTGTTAGAATTCATAAAAAACAATACCAGCACTGAACCAATGATATTTTCAGAACCAACAATGAAAAATAAAATTGTTGCTGAAGTAAAGAATCATAAAACAAAAGCCCCAGAACAAGAACCAGCAACAGAAGATGCAAAATTATCTGTTACAAAACAATATTTTGAATTTCTTGGTACCAAGATCACCAACAACCAACCCCATTTTTATTTTTACATAAGAAGGATTAAAAACGTAATAAAATTTGCATCAACAGAACTTACAAGAAAAGTAAATATTGAACAATTGGCCCCGGCTGATATATGGGAAAATATGTTTTCTGATCGAAAATCATACAATAAAGATTGGGTTGCATCATTTCTTGTTGAAGAATCCATGAAGAAAATAATCAATGTTGATACTGAACGCAGTGTTGGTTGCTGGCTTGATGATGGAAGAATTATTTTTTTTGATGGTCAAACCATATATCATAAAGAAAAAAGATATTCAGCTTTTGATTTTCCAACAGAAAATGTATATATGCCTTCTTCAGAAATTGTAAAATTTTCAGCTAAAAACCCAATGAATGATTCAGATGGTAAAAAAACTTGGAATTTTATAAAAGAACTAGAATTTAAAAACATTGATCAAAACCGCCTTTTGGCTGGCTGGATTGTATTAAGCCCTTTTGCATCATTATTACGCTGGCGGCCCCATATTTGGTTAATTGGTGAATCTGGAAAAGGTAAATCATGGATTACAGATCATGTAATTATGCGTATGGGCGGCGGCATATCAATACTTGCTTCAGGTGGTACATCAGCTGCTGGTTTAAGAAATTACATATCATCAACAGGCCGTTCAGTGGTAATTGATGAAATGGATGGCCAGAATAAAAAAATGCGTGATATGATCGGTGAAATTATAGAACTGGCCAGAATGTCAAGTTATCGTGAAGGCGGTGCAATTTTCAAAGCCAATACAACCGGTGGTGGTTTTTCGTTTGATGTTAAATCTGCATTTTGTTTTACTTCAGTAAATGAACAATTAGAAATGCAATCTGATAAAAACCGTTTTTCTGTACTTTCACTTGATAAGCAAATTGATCAGAAAAGATTTGAAAAATTTGAAAAAGCGTATGATGAATTCATGACTGAAGAAACGGTTTCTTCATTAATTTCAAGAACCTTTTATAATTTAGAAAATATACTTTCAAATGCTGAATTAATTAAAACATATTTAAGAAGTAAATTTTCAGCCCGTGAATCAGACCAGATTTCATTTTTGCTTGCTGGTTATATCGGATTATTAAAAACCGGTGAAATTAGCAAAGCACAAGCCAAAAAAATGGCTGATGATTATGAAAACAAAACATCTGATGAACTTGAAAAACGTGAAATGAATGATAATTTAGAATTATTGAATTTAATCTTAGGTTATCAGTACCGGATCAGTGCGGGTTACTTTTATGAATTTTCACTTGGAAGATTAATTTCAATTGCTGCAAGGCTGGATGAATTACCAAACGAGGAAAACGGCCCAATGACTGATAAAATTTGTGATGAATCATTGCGAAATTTCGGAATTAAAGTAAACCGTGAAAAACAAACATTCATTATTATGAATTCATCAAGAAAAATTATTGATAATATTCTTGAAAAATCACCATTTAATTCAAATTATCACAAGCAATTACGCCGGCTTGAAGATGCTGTTGAAACAGATACAACGTATTTTACACAAGGTGTTTACGGTCGGGGCACTGAAATACCCTTTAAATACTTAAATATGGGAATATCTGAAGCAGATATTGAAAAACCAGCTGAACCAGAAAAAGAAAATCTTGAAGATAGTGTTGATCCAGAATTTAAATTTGAAGGCCAAAATATTGATAAAGATGATTTACCATTTTAAAAAATAAAAATTCATGACAAAATCAAATTATGAACACCCAGAAAACATTGAAGAAATAATTGATTCTTTAAAAAATTCAGAACCAAAAGAATTAACTATTGAAGAAATGAAAAGATTAGATGAAATTGCACCTTCAGGCAAACAAAAACGCCGCGAAAAACGAAAAAAAGCCCGAAACAAAAAGAAGAAAGCATTTATTGCTGATAAAAAATTATTAGATGTGATTGAATCAACAGATTTTGAAGGTAAAGAACAAAAGGCGGTTTTAGTAATTGAACGTAAATCAAACCAAGAAAATAAAAAATAAAATGGCAACACATAAATCATTTGATGTTACATATCAAGGTGATATTGTAAAAATAAAATTAAAACATGCTTTAATTTATATTGAAGATTTTACCCCGGGAAAAGGTAAAATTATTGTTGAAACAAATTATGGTACATATTCATCATATTGGGGTGCAATGGGTTCTTGTTTATCAGAATTCATAAAAAGAATCAATTCTGATTACTTTGCAAAAAACCTTGTTAATAATATGTATGTTTTTTGCCCTAAAGAAAGCGTAAAAGAATTACGCGGTTATATAAGAAATAATTCAGGTTTATCATGGTATCAATTCACTGATCAGCAAAAAGAAATGCGCCTTTGTATAAAAGATTTAGAAAAAGCATCTTCAGAACATGAATTTGTTGATATATGTTATAGAATACCAGATTCAATTTCAACACATGAATTATCAGTTATTGATCAAGAATTTTTTGAAGAACACATGAATAATATTTTTAAAAATGAACCTTGGCATTTTATAAGCAGTAAACCATCAAATGAATTTTTACTGATGCAAAAGGTACATAATGAACTTAAAACCGCTTTAAAATGAAAATAATTGTATTTGTAATTTTCTTTTTCATTCTGTATTTGGTTGCATATAGAAAAAGAACTAAAAGTTCAGAAATTGTAATTTCAGGTGATACATTCAATGTTTATTATAGTACGTTGATTGATAATGTATTTTTCATTGATCAAAAACCTTTTATGTATTGTATGACTGAAAACGGCCTTTATCATTATAATGAACCCGGTAAAGAATGGGTTTTTTCTTTTTTAAATCTGGAACCAGAAAAATTTTATACAAAAAAAATTAATGTAAAAATAGTTGATATATACAGTTTACCAGATAAATATGTTCAAGGTCCAATAAAAAAAATTAAAAAAAATCATAAAAAAGCTTGGAATTTCAAATAAATGATGTAAATTTACATCATAAACATATTTAAACACAAAAAAAATGAAAGATCAAGTATTATTATTTTGCGAAAACAGAAACCAGTTCTTTAAAGGTGAAAATGAAGGTATGACGTTTTGGACCAGAAAAAAGGCTGAAGCAAAAAAATTTACAGTAAATGCCGCCGGTAATAAAATTACATTATTAAAAAGCGCAATTACAGATGCAAAATATATTTCAGCAGTACGGCCAGATTTTGAATTATACAACTAAATAAAAGCCCGGGTAAAACCGGGCAATTTTAAACACAAAAAAAAATATCATGAATTTCAAAAAAGGAACATCAATTTCAGCGGGCAATTTTCTTGTAAGTATTGGAACATTTAATTTATCAGATGTTGCAATTATATCTAAATCTTCAGGTGAATTTGTTACTTTGTCAATGACAAAAAGAAGTAAAAAATTAAGGTTAATTAAAAGGCGTTTAAAATGCTTTTTATCATGTGATCAAACTTTTAATTTTCAACACATGACCGAGGACAAAACACAAGAATTAATTGATATTTTAAAATCTAAATAATGGCAACTGAAAAATTTTATCAAATAAATTTTCTTATTCATACAGAAAAAACATCTGCTTTTATGGAAATGCAGAAAATATTGAATCAATGCGGTGTTTCAGAAATAGCAATTAAATCTTTACCAGATAAAGTTGAATTTAAATCAACAGAATATGCCAGAAAAATTTATGATCCGAAATCACCAAGATTAAATAAACGTTTCATTGGTTACATTGAAAAGTATGATCAAGATAAGTTTAAATTGTATTTTGAAGCTTATGATGAAGCATTTATATCAAAAATAGGTTCATTAGTAAAAAAAGCCTTTGAAAAGAAAGATATACAACTTGTGAATCAATGGCATCAACAATTTTTTCAGGGCCTTAAAAAACAGTTTTTACCATATAAAATGAACTTTCATTTTTCAGGCCATACCATAGGTGATAAAAAAATAATTTATACGGTACGGGTTGCAGATAAAAAAGGTGTTTACTATAATAAAACCCAGATAATGCAGCATCATTTACAGCAACTTGATGTACTTGATAAAATTGGCGTAAATCCAGAAGGAAAAGATGCAATATTTGATCATTCAAATTTAAACTTCAATTAATCACATTAGAAATATTAATTATTAACTTATAAAATAAAACAACATGAATACATTATTTAGTGCCAAAATGCGATACCGTAAAGATGATGAAAACGGTAAATCAAAAAAAATGAATGAATTGTTTCTGATCGAAGCGGTAACAATTACAGATGCAGAAGCAATTTTAAATAAATATGCAACAGAAAATGTAAAAGGTTCATTTATTGTTGGCGGTATTAATAAAACAAGATTTGCTAAAGTAATAGAGGACCCAACGCAACAGCAGTATTATTTCTTTACTGGTAAAATTGAATTTAAAGATGTAACAGAAGGCGGTAAAATCAAAAAAAGCCGTGAACAATATGTTATCATTTCAGATAGTATTGAAAAAGCAATGAAGCAAATGAAAACTTCATTTGAAAAATGGGTTACAGATTGGGAAATTGTAGAATTAAAAGCATCAAAACTTGTTGAATTCTTAAACGCTGAATCATGAATTATGAACTTCTTTTTGCTGGTTTATCTGTTTTATTTCTGGTAATGTTTCTTGGTGCTGTTTATCAATTGGGTGCAATATCTCATGATTATGAGCAAATTTTAAAAGAAAAAGATAAAAAAATATCAGAATTACAAAATAAAAACAAGTGAACCCGGATCAAAAAGAAGGAAAGAAATTAAACTTGCCAACGGTTGAAGAAATTGAAAATTTCTTTCATGTGTTCAAATACCCAGAGTGTGATAAAATAACTTTACATTCTGGGTTTGAATGTCGTGATGCTAAAAAATTAGTTGATTCACACATATCAATATTGAAAGCAAACCCGGGTAAATATAGATTTATGCCTTATTATCAAAGGCTTTACAAAGTATATAAACATTATCAAAATGAAACAAATTGAAGAAAATACACCGCTTTATACAAAAGATGGTACGAAAATCGGCAATGCATTAGTAATTAAACGTGTTGCAGAAGCAAAGAAGGAAAAAAAGAAACATGATCTTTATAAAATAAAAACTGATTATGGTACTGTTTTATTCCTTGATCGAAAAGAAATTGATGAATTTTATTCTGTTGGTTTTGGGCACATGGACCCAGTAGAACAAGAAATTGCAAAATCAAATATGCATACGCATAAACATTTTCATCAAACACTGCCAGATGCAAAATTTCCATCACAGGCCCAGATGTTTAATTTAACTGAAAACTATATTAAAAATAGTAAGATTGAAAAAATAATATATCATTCATTTTCCGGTAATTGGGTAATATCTTATAATTATGATGTACCAAATGATGCATTTGATGATTTTGATGATTTGGTATTATTTCTTCAATCTGATCAAAAATAACGGTAAATCTATGTTGCGTTTAGTAGCGTAGCGGATAAATGAAATATAAATAGTGTTATAAACTGAAAAATTATGAATATTTACTTAGCAAAAATGATAGGGAAAAACGGATATGAAGGAGATACCTTCTATGACCTTGTAAAAGCCGATACACCACAAGAAGCAAGAGAGAAAGTTGAAAAGGCTTACGGTTATGGGTATGAAATTGAAATCAATGTACCGATTGAATAATTTTATTGTTTATAACGGATAGGTATATAAAATTTAAAACACGGATAAAATGGAAAAGACTTTACAATTAATAAAAAACTTTGAGAAAAGGAATAATATATCTATTGCAATAACTGTGATGGGTGATGGTAGCGGAAATGTAAGCGAGTTTTGGGACTATGAAGAACTAAAAGAATACAAGGATATTAATGACTTACACGACTTTTTAAAGAACACACAATACAAACTCGCTGATGAAGATGGCAGATGCTTATCTCCCGTGCAGAAAGTGTAGTGTTTTATTTTTTATATACCATGTTGTGCGGTCGTTTTAATGCCGACACAACGCCGAAATAAAAGCCGTTTTAATGGCTTTTATTGAACGTTATGATTTTTTAAATCAAAAGAAATATAAAAAAATAAAATTCAATTATATGATAGTTTTTGCAAACGTTAATTGTTGGGGGTTGGTAGGTGGCCAATCTTATGAAGTAATTAGAAAAGATAAAAGTGATTATATTATTCTAATTAATGGAAAAGAAGAAAGATTTGCATCTGTACATTTCGATAAATATAAATTCAATAAAAACAAATAAAAATGGCTGAATTATTACAATTCCGGGCAACAGTAAAAGACAAAAGCCCAAAAAAAGAAAAAGTAGTTGGTTACTACTATAAAAACGAAACCGCAAATACATTTCATATTATCAAAACAATTAAACATACTGATGATCGGGCCAACTGGACCCAAGATTTAATTGAAATTGACCGTAAAACACTTGAATTATTACTTCCAAACGGTGAATCTGTACTTGTTGATGAATATGTAAAAGCACTTTTAGTTGAAGAACCTGAAGATAAAAAAGATTAATGAAGGACCCAACCCCCATAGAAAATGATTCAAGATTTTCAGAACGTATTTTACAACGTGAATTGGATGCATTAAAAAAACATATTACAGGCCGTAAATGGCGCGGCGGTTCAAATAAAAACCGTGAAACATTTGATGCAGAAATAAAAGAATTAACGACAAAAGCAAAGCAGCTTGAAGATGATCTTGAATTTCTTGTTTCATACAGGGGGTATTTAAAACGTGAAAAAGAATTACCGCCGCAATTCATATAAAAATTTTATTGAAAATTGCAAAATCAGAAAAATAAAACTAAATTTGATATATGGCAAAGAAAAAGAAATTAACCAAAGATGAACAACTTGCAAAAACAGAAGTTATTACAAGTAAAATGAATGAAGTTCAAAAATTAATTGAAGAACTTGAACATGATGATCATTCCAAAGCAAAGAAATCAATGCTTTATCTTTCAATTAAAAAAATTCAGGTTTCACATAAATATATGATGGAATCGGTCGGTATAGATTAAAATTTTGTGTTTAAATTAGATTGTTATCTTTTGAACAATACGCCCCGGGTTGATAGCCGGGGTTTGTTGTTTATATAAACTTTAATATTATGAAAAACGAAAAAATTCAGGTTTTATTAATAATGTTCATTTCAATGATCATTTTATATTGTTCAGTAAAAGTTGCTGATCATTTAATTACTGCACCAGAACCAAAATCATGTACTGAAGATGCAGATATTTTTAAATTTTCACCATCAAAAGTTGTTAAATCATATTCAATTGAAGATACTGTTGATGTGGTTTCTTATTTAGAAATTGATATTCATTCACAAATAATTACTTTAAATGATTCATTATCATACAAAGCAAAAGGATTTGAAGAATATAAAGATCATATTCTTTATGTAATTGATGCTTTTGGCGTTTCTGTTATCTTTTTTCACACAAACACCGGATCAATTCAAATAGATAGTGTAAACGGTGTTAAAACCTATTATTTGCCATAAAAAAACAGGGCTTGAACCCTGTTTTCATTTTATCCTTCAAAAGAAATAAAATTAAATTATCAGCACCCAATATACAAACAGTAATTGGATTTAAAAAGTTTTAAATACTGATTTTCCTGTATAATATCTTGATTAAACTGAAATTCCCATTGATCAACACCTTGTTTACTTTTTTTGATACATTCCTTTTTTTCTAATATAAAAGCATCAGTATCAAATTCATCTGCAAATAATTGAAAACATTTATCATTTTCAAACACCGGACCCTTCCAAATAATTTTTGTTATCATATATCACTGTATTATATCTTAATGTTTCCCCCGCACCCCCTTCTTTAAAACTCAAAGGCCAGCATCAATATAAAAGGGCGAAACCAAAAGATAAGAATTAATAATTAATCTTGTTTAAGCGCATTATTTTAATATAAAGTATTCATGTTTTAATGCATTTCTTTCTTTTTCCAATAATTTCTGTTGGTATGATCTCAAAGTATCACCGGCCCCCGGTAATGCTGATGCACCATTTTTATCATTTTCATATATAAATATTTCTGATCCAGATTTATTTATTGAAAAATTTCTACTGTATTTTTTGTTGTATTTACTGATAATTTCCCGTAAATAGTGCGTTTCATAAGGAATTGTTTTAATATCGAATTGAACAAAGCCTGTAATGTAATTATTTAAAAACATGTGAACATATTTTTTAAAATTGATGTTGTTTTGTTTCATAATGTGTTGTTTTAATTGATTTAACATATAAATATATGTTTAATATATGTATAATTAGCTTAATATTTAACATATATATGTATGTTTTATGAACATTTGATAGTGTATATATACATCATTTATTTAAGATTGTTGTGAATTTAAAGCTGATATTACAAATAATTAACCCCATATTGTTCATGTATTACAGTGCGTGTAATGCCATGTAATGCCATGTATTATTGATTGTTCATCTATTATATAACATTATTACAGATATTAGCCGTAATTGATTATATATACTTAATCAATTAATTTAAATGATTAAAGTATTCTATAATAATAAATAACAATGTAATAATGTTATATTGTTATATATTAGGCTGTATTGTATTATTTATAGTATTTAAAGAGTATTACAGAATCATATTAATGTTGTTAGATAGTTATAAATAAATATCTGCACCATCACCAGCACAGGTTGATCATCTATGTATTGATAAGGATCAATGATCATTCTTTAATCAAAACAAACTTTTCCTGTAATTTCTGGGAAAATAAATCAAAGAAAAAAAAATAAAAAAAAATATTTTTTTTAAAAAAACTGTTTAGGTACTCCCAGAAACTGTATTTGTTTCACATCTCTT